TCACTCCATAACTTAGAAATGTTAACATGGTTCATGTACTTATCGCCATAATCTCTTTCTCTTGGTCCTTTTATTACTTTAAGAGTTTTTTCTAAATATTCTCTACTGTCCATCTTTCTCCTGTTTCTGTTTCATAAATTGTAAATCTTGACGCAACAACTGCAAATCAATTTTAAAAATTTTTAAATACTGCTCTACGTTTTCACGCTTTAACTTTGGTAATTCATTCTTAATTTTTTGCACTTGCTTTAGACTTACGTCCAATTGCTTTAGCGCTGTATCTATATCAAATGGCATTAAAAAGCCTCCGTAAATTCTCTATCCGATTGTGATCGCACAATGTTCAAAGTATTTCTTGCACGCGTCATTCCCACATAGAATACACGTCTTTCTTCATCTCGTTTTCGCCAATACTCTGCATCTGTCTTACGAGACAAATCAGTCAATAACATAACATTGTCTGCTTCGCCACCTTTTGATCCATGTATCGTTGATAATTTGATCCGTGGTTCGCGTCTAATGTTTTCTTTACGACGTAAACACATACGGACATATGTTTTTTTCTGAGGCTCAATATTTTCTAGAGCCTTAAACCAAGGCAATTCTTTATCGACTTTCAATCCATAGTCCGCTGTTAATGTATCAAAAGTAAATAACTTTTCTTTATCAACATTCTTCATCGCTTTGTGTTCTTTTGCAACGCCTGTACCTGTTTTAATATAATTATAAAATGATTTAACTCTTTTTATATTAAGTGACTTTCCTTTGCGTACATCTTCCCACGCAAGAACAGCGTCTTGTACGCGCTTGTTAATAGATGTTCTATCTCCTCGCGAAAAATAATAACCATAAATTCGTAAATCTTCTTCTAATGTATCTAAACGATATCTGTCTCTTGCAAGAATAAGCCAGTTACCTTCTTTCATTTTTTGTAATTGTTCAACAGGATAAATATTTACTTGTCCCTTTTCATCCCGTGCTGTCCATTCTTTATCCACTCTATCTTGTACACGCTTGATAAGTTTATCAGCCTTTTCATGAATTAATTTTGACAGGCGATATGATTCATTTAATATGGTTCGTGTTCCTTCCATATTCATTAAGTATTCTGGTCTTGCACCCGCCCAACGATAAATTGCTTGATCATCATCACCTGCTACATAGACACGCTTTGCATTCGTTATAATGCGCTCTACCATTTTCCATTGTAGCCAACTTAAATCTTGTGCTTCATCAATAATCACCACATCAAAATTTGGCATAGTGTCATAATGTTTTTGATTAAAATCAACAATCATGTCTGTCATGTCGTATTTATTTCTTGCCCGCTTGTACTTAATTAATGCTTCATCAATGTATTTTAATTTTAAAATACCGCCCGGCAAATGTCCTATGCTAGGATCATTAAAAAAGTTTTCTGTCGTAAGTCCTCTTACTTTTGCTCCATCAATTACTTGCATGAATACATCATCGGGAAAACTCGTACCGTATGCTTTCACATTTTTATTAGGATTACTTAATTTTATCTGTAATTTATTTGATAAAAAATTATAATCATTATCACTCATTATGTTTTCTTCTTTTAAATGTAACTCTCTGTATGCTAAACTGTGCAGTGTACGAAAGTTCATAAAATCTTTTGTATTATAATTTAATTGTGAAATAGCTCGTGATAAAGCTTCATCAGCCGCTTGATTAGTAAAAGCAAGATACGCAATCTTATTAGGATTAACTTTATTTTCACGCAACTCTTTTTCTACTATACGTAGTAAGTGCGTTGTCTTACCTGTGCCCGGTGGTCCAAATATAATGTTTCTCAAAACGGTGTATCCTCTCCCATGTCTGGTGTTTTATATTCTTCATTATTTTTCTTCGTCCAAGGTACATACCAAAGATACGCTGTTTTACCTTTTACCTTACGTCTTATATCTCCTCCACCTAACTTGTTTCGAATATGCGCTGTCATTTCTGTAGTATTAAAATCTTTAAAATCATTCTTCTTTAAAAACTTTTGTAACCATTCTGATTTAAAATAAGCGGTTTCTTTTCTAACTTTACCATCTTTCTCTTCATATTCTTTTTCCTCAAATAAAGCTTTTCCCATATCTATTTCATCTATATGTTCCGCTTCTCCTTGATCCTCTAAAAAATGAGAAAGTAAATTTTCAAATCTACCTGTCTTTGTAATCTCTGCAGGCATTTTTATAACTTCAAAATCTTGTAATAATACTTGTATACGACTATCCCAATCATTAGGTCTCATCATATTAGGCATTTCATTAATTTCATTTAAACATGCTTTTCGAAATTTATGTTGATCATATAACTGATCCGTATTTAATTTAAGTCTTCGTCCATTAATATTTAAAAACCAAATTGATTCATCACTTTCAAATTTTGTTAAATCACTTACTTGATGATCAAAAGAATTACCTATACCATATTGTTTTCCTCTACATATATTTAAAGAACACACAGCGCACATAGGTTGATCTTTACATTTATATTTATAATCTTTTTTCTCATGCTGTCTTATTGTTTTAACAACTTGTTGTGCCGGCAACGGTGTTTCCATATACTTATGATTAAATTCTTCTATCTTTGCTGACCAATCATCCGGCCATTTCTTTTTTGCGTATACTGCGTATTGATATAAAGTATTATCTCTTCCACCCGGCGGTATTCCTTGTGACATTAATGTTGATAGACAAGGTGGACCATCATTTAATTCTGGTATCTCTTTTCGTTTAACTTTAAATTCTTTTAAATCTTTTTCGGTCGTACAATAAGTATCATATAAAGAAAAGAAAACGTCCAGACTAGCCCCGCTACCATCATCGCTAAAGCCATGACGCATAGAATCATCACCACCGAAATAGGGAAGATTAAGAAAGTTTCCAGTGTCTCCACGATCCGCTTGTATCTCAATTTGTTTTGGAAATATTTCACAATTTGCATAACCTAATTCTCCTGCCCATTCTTGTAGTTTATCACGAACCAACTTCGCTTGCACGGGTTCTTTTAAAAATAAAAATACGTGTGCACCACCACTCTTTGATTTACACATAACCAAAGGTAATTCTAAATCTCTTATTTTTCTTACAATATTTTTATGAACTAAAGGATATGTATCAATATCAATACAGCCCCATATACATGTTGAATCATCTCTTATTGGTATAATACCAAGACTTGGTTCTTTCTTATCTAAATGATCAATCCATAATTGATCAACAACTGGTTTCTTTAATATATACGCTTGACCACCGGCTTTTCCATTTACCGATTGTCCATCACTTTTATATTGACCATACGCACGGTCTAATCCATAAAATATACTCTTAAATTTTTTTACTCTCTCGTCCATATTCTCTCATAATTAAAAAGGGGCGGATAAGCCGCCCCGTGTTTAGTTAAAACGGAACTTTTTGATCAGTAGAAGATTCTTCCTCATACTTGACTTTAACTTCTCCTTTATTTACGCTTTCAGCAAAGCTTTTAGCGACATTATAAAGGTTAGCGTCCTCAAGTTGAGACTCTCTACTAACTTCCCAACCATACCAGTTACCCTTATCGTTGCCCTCTTTTGTCGTTTTGAGGCGATAGTAGTGACTGTAAGATGGTGGAGTAAATAGTCCATTCTTACCGTTTAATTTGAGATTAAGTAACATAGAGTTCCACTTTCTACTTTTTTTAAGCTGTGTAGCTTTCATTGTAAGTAGCGCCGGAGTTGCATCTCCATTGTCACCAACAAGTAGTACATAGTGGTTGCCACACGTTTCAATGTAATTACCGTTTTCTAAACGATCTTTATTATTTTCATCGCGTGTTGTTTTTGTCAAGATGTCACTTGAAGCATCATAGACATTAATCGGAGCACCCGATCCTTGTCCTCTGTCAGCCCACTCAACGTATTGACGTTGATACGCACATGGTAGAACACGAATACCCACTGCTCCATCATACAGTTCATTTGTCACTGTATTATAGATCATTCCGGCTTTAGCGCCTTCTAGGTCTTCTAGTTCTGGTGATAACTGCATCAAGACTTTTAGTCTTGGTGTCGCTAAGTCATCTTGTGAAATATTTTCAAGGCCGCTGTGTGCGTCCCCTTCCATTGTATCTAGACTTAGTGCAGGTAATTGACTTTCTTTTTTTGCAACATTAGCGTTTGCCATAATGTTTCTCCTTTTACGTTTTACTTATTTTTGTTTCGGCGCCCACGAAGACTCCGAAAGTGTCCATCGGTAAATCATTACCCTCCGCGATTTGTTCTCTAACAAATGCTTTGAGAGTCATGGAGTGAACCGATAGCTTCTGTACGGGTTGATATCCTAATGATTTTACTTTGTCAATAAATTCATTTGCAATAAAATCTTCACCCATACCGAAAGACGTAAGAATTTCATTTTTAATTAAATCTCCATGTCCTCTATCACGAAGCCACTTAAATGCTTCCTCACGACGAGGTACAGGAATAGCGGCTTGCACTAATTGTTTTACTTCTACAGAAGAGCCATCTTTTAATGTCAAACTTTCCAATCCTAATTCTTGCATTTTTGCCGGAATTATTTCTTGTGACAATTTACGAACAGATTTTGCTTTTGCTTTTAACTGTTCTTCTAACTGTCTCATTTCTTCTTGAAGTGATGCTTGTTCCGCGCACAAATCAGCCATTTCTTTTAAAGAATTATCACCGATCGTTGGCGTTTTTATATCACTTTCCATTTCGTCTAATAAGTTACTCATCAATTTCTCCTCTCTCGTATAAGTTAACTTCTACAGGATAGTATTTATACTCTCTTCTATCCCATTTCAAGCATTTAAATTGCCCGCGGTTATTTGTCGCAGCAACAGCGCACGCGATACCAATAGCCACAGGGTCTCCCATTAACAATAAATAATCGTTATCATTAAATTTTCTTAATCTATATGTTAATCTTTTCACCGTTGGTCCAACACTTAAAACCAATTGAGAGCCTTCTGGTAATAATAATTCTAGCTTACCAAATTTTTCGGCGCTCAGAATATTTCTACCTGTTACCTCTTGGACAACATATACTATTCCTTTTTCTTCTGTTATAACTTCTTTTTCTTCTGAAGAACTCGCTAAATATTTTATATCTGTTATTTTAACCATTCTTTCTCCTTTCAAATGGCTATAACGGTTGACAATACTTTTGGCAAGTGTTATTTACAAAATAAGAATTAAAGAAGGACGACATTATGGATTATAAATTTAAAACAGAGCCATACGAGCATCAGTTACATGCGTTGGGAGCAAGTCATAACAAAGAAAACTATGCTCTATTTATGGAAATGGGTACAGGTAAATCCAAAGTATTGGTTGATAATATTGCCATGCTTTATGATAAAGGTAAAATTAATGCGGCGTTAATTATCGCACCCAAAGGTGTCTATCGTAACTGGGAAAGACAAGAAATACCTATACACATGCCAGAACATGTTTTGTATAATGTAGTGACATGGTCGCCCTCTCAAACAAAAAAACAGGATACGGAAAATAGAAAATTATTTAAACACGAAGAAGAATTAGTTATATTCTTAATGAATATAGAAGCCTTTAGTACGAAAAAAGGGCTAAAAATAGCTGAAAAATTTCTACTCTCACATTCTGCATTAATGGCGATTGACGAATCAACAACCATAAAATCACCCACAGCGTCAAGAACCAAAAACGTTTTGAAACTACGAGATTATGCGAAGTATAGACGAATACTGACAGGCTCACCAGTGACAAAAAGTCCATTAGATTTATATACACAGTGCTATTTTTTAGATCCGTATTACTTGGATTTTTCTTCGTACTACACGTTTAAAAATCGTTACGCAATGATGATTGATCGTAATGTAGGCAGTCACAGTTTTAAATTAGTTACAGGATACATACGACTAGATGAACTCAATTCTAAGCTAGAAAAGTTTTCGTACCGCGTATTGAAAGAAGATTGTTTAGATTTACCGGATAAAGTTTATATGAAACGTACTATATCTTTAACACCCGAACAACTAAAAGCATACACCGAAATGAAGAAACATGCTTTGACAGAATTGCGGGGTTCACAAACAACGGCGGCTAGTGCGCTGGCACAATTAATTAGACTGCATCAAATTACATGCGGTCATTTAGCAACGGACGACGGCGAAGTGCGACCGTTAAAAAATAATAGAATAACAGAACTATTAAACATACTGGAGGAGGTCGATGGAAAAGTTATTATTTGGGCGGTATACCGTCATGACATTAAAGAAATTACAAAAATTCTTTCGGAACGATATGGAGCGGACGCCGTGGAATCTTTCTTTGGCGATACTCTTGATCGCGACCGCCAAGATATTGTTAGCCGCTTCCAAGATCGAGAAAGCAATCTACGATTTTTCGTTGGCAATCCTAAAACCGGGGGGTATGGTCTCACTCTCACTGCTAGTCATACTGTTGTATATTACAGCAATAGTTACGATTTAGAAATTAGACTGCAATCAGAAGACCGGGCACACCGTATCAGCCAAACAAAGAAAGTAACCTATATTGATCTTATATCAGAGGGGACGATAGATGAGTACATTGTCAAGAATTTACGAGGAAAGATTAATTTAGCAACAAAAGTTTTAGGAGAAGACTTGAAAAAGTGGTTAATATAGTTTATATATAATCTATGGACGCCATAAGGGTCCATGTAATCTTGCTTTAATAGGAGGTTAATATGAACGAGCTAGATATTATACGTAACCATTTTCTTGGTTTTCACAATGACTTTTTTGATAACTTCAGAAGAGTATCAACTTATCCACCCTACAATATAAAAGAAAAAGATGACTTAGGTGTCATTGAATTCGCTGTTGCGGGATTTGCTGAAAAGGACTTAAAGGTCGAAGTAAAAGAAAACACTTTAAGTGTGCATGGATGCAAAGAGGATAAAGATTCAGAAGAATTTTTTCACAAAGGAATCTCGAACCGAAGCTTTACCAAAAGCTTTCAGCTTCATAAACAGATCATTGTTGACGGTGCAAAACTAAAAGATGGCATGTTAAGTATAAAATACCACCGTGAAATTCCAGAATCGGAAAAACCACGCACAATTGACATCAAAAAGGGCTAAATCCATTTAAACACTGTTTTTAAGGCCCTCAGTGCAGGAAACAGGTTTTGTGAAGGGTTATCCTACTCAAGGCCTGTTTTCTTTATTCTCACTTAACTGTGGGGTTAAAAATTTCCTAAAGGACGAATTAATTGGTTAATTCCTACCATTCCACCATATCTTAACTTTTTCGTTCCGCTTTTGACTTGATTTAGTAAATTACTAAGTCCGGGTATTTCTGATAAAGGTTTTCCATGTGTGACCATTTTCTTTTTTATTGGATTATAGAAAAGAGTATAGGCATCTAATTCATTTAACTCCTCTTGATACTCTGCAATTTCATTCTCTAATTTTTTCACTTTTATTCTTTTTTTAGGATTTAATAATCTTGTTTTTTTTGTTTGTTTCCAAGATCCATCTACAAACTCATGACCCAGTAATTTATATTTTTTTACTAAAGATAAAACTAAATTATTTTCTATTTTTCTATGTGCTATATTTCCAGATCTTGTTAAAAAAAACTGAGGTAATTTTTCATCTTTTAAAAATTCATCTGGTATCATAGCTATTTTTGATTTTATTATTTCTTCACTTGTATTTGAAATACCACCTTCACCTATACCGTGAGCTTGAATTATCTTTGTTCTTATCATATCCAAAGGTCCAGATTTTTTATTTATTGTAACAATTTCGGAAAAAGCATCCTTATGTTTAATTGGAATATTTGATGGTAAAACATCGCTGGTTTGAGGAACAAAATCTAATTGTTTTTGTAGTCTAGGATTGTTTGCTTCTAAAATTGTTTTATTTATCGTTTTTAAAAAAACTATTTTTAAATTGTTTTTATCTCTCCAATTTTGTATTGTTTGTATTGGTACATTTTTCAGTTTTGGAAACTGAGCTTGTATTTGTTTGTTAGTAGAACTAGGATTACTTTTAACAAATTCAATTACTTTACTTTCATCAACCTTTGCTTCATCCAAAAAAAATGGTTTTGTTCTCCTTTTTTTAGTTTGTGTAATTCCAAACTGAGATTTATATTTACTAAATAAATTTTTATTTATGTTATTTTCAGTTACAACTTTTTGTATTTGAGGTAGAGCAAGTAATTCATCTACACTGTACTTTTCTGGATTGTCTATAGAAGCAAAAGCTTCTTTTAATTTTTGTTTTCCTAGTCCTTGTTCAGAAATTGTGTTTAATTTTTTATTCGCTATTGTTCCAGACTTTACATTTAAATCATAATTTTTATTTATATATTCTGTTAACTCTCTGTTGGTCATGGTTGATATTTTTTCATCGCCTATTTTCGCTAGAACTTTGTTTAAAGGTGTTGTGTAGTTTTTAATTACATCATCAAGAAATTTTCCTCCTTTAGTCCCTGCTCTAGATAATTTAGATATTACACTAGCTCCTTTTATTCCTCCTGCATCTAATCCAAAAGCAAGTAAATCTGAAAGGTAATTTCCTAAAGCCGCAGTCCTATTTATATTTGCTCCGGTGGTCATTAACCTTTTGTAACTTTGTTTTGGATCCGGAGTTCTAAAAAGATCAGCGGCCCCTTTAATAACAGGACCAAACCTAGCTCTTACACTTGGATCAATAAAATACTCAATGCCCATTAATCTTTATCCCATTTTTCTTTTGCTCGTAAGCTCCACCTAGTGAATGCTTCCTTGCTTATATCTTCCTTCACCATTGTTGCACCGGCTGGTATTTCATTATAAAGGGCAATTACTTCACCGTCTTTAATTTCAACAATACCGGGGCCACAAAAAGCATCCTTGTCATAACCTGTGTTCTTTTTCTTGAGCAGTCTTACTTCCTTCATGCATGAGGATAGTGATTCCATGGGCACATACTGTGTCATTCTATTTTCTTGGTCATTCATGTTCCCGAAAACGAACATTAATATAACGCTAATAATTTCCATTATTCGCCTCCCTTAGTTTATCCTTGAGCTTCTCCACGTCCCCCATTAAACGTTCTATATCCTGCTGTGCTCTCTTTATATTCACTGAATTTGACATCATTGACTCCATTTCTTCCTGCATGTGCTCAAGCTGAGATGCCATAAATTCAATTAATAAATCCTGCTGACTATCCGCGGGCAAAGACCCTAATTCACCACGAGGCCATTTTATGCGGAATTCCGTGTTTTTTGTGAGGTCGGCTTCCATGAGTGTGCTTCGCGTCTCAACATTGTTAAGCCTTTCTTGTATTCCGAAAAAGGCGTAGACTCCAATTCCGACTGCTGCGAGTATTGATAAAAGGTTACGCATAGGCATAGAAATAGCAGTCTTATCACTTACGTCCATCCTATCAGCCATTAGTTCACCAGTGGGTTATTTGCTTTCGTTTTTATTTCTTCAATCATAATATCTTGTAGTTCGTTTTCTTTTGATACAATTGCAGTTTGTTTGCTTATCTCTTCAATATCTTCTTCTAATTCCCAAGCATATTCTTCTAACATTTTAAGTTTTTCAAGAATAGGTTTTAAATTAGCAGGTTTAGGTAATCCTGCCACTTTTTCTCGTACCTCTTGTATTGATTTAAGAAGACCGGATAAGTCTTGTGGCTTAATCTTTTCTTCCACCGCGGCTATGCGGTCAATAAGATCCACCTTGTATTCGTTGGCGTACAATAGTACTTCATCAAACTGTTTTTCCAGTTCCTTGTCTTTTTCGTGCAGTGGTTTTAGATTGACAGAAGGTGAGTTTTCCATCGCATCAAGTCTTGTGTTAAACTGGCCCCATGTGTAAAAGCCTCCTCCGATTGCTCCAATCACGCCAATTAGTGCGGCGTAGGTGCTAAGTTTTTCTACTATTTTCATTGTTGGCCTTTCAGTTGTCGTAGTTCAATTAATAATCGTTGTTTTTCCATGTTAATACGTTCCATGTTTTTGCGGTGGACTTCCACCGGATCATTGTCCGTGTAGGACGCCAGACTTACATTCTGGTAAATTTGTTTGTTATACTCTACCATATCTATTTGGTCAAAGAAAGACGTATCTACGTCGGTGTAGATTTGCTCCGGCTGGTAAAAAGCGACCGTTTCATAGACGTCTAAAGATCCTTGGTCCGAGAACAGTGTTACCCGTTCCACGTTGACCTTATTGACCTTAATTTGATCTATACTGATCTTTCTATTTCCTTTGACTTCTGCCTTTTGTATAGTTTCCTGCTTGGAATCACCATCTGCTTGAACTTCGGCATCCGCAACAGCTTCGCTATCGGATTCCTTTTCTTCATCCGCAGCAACCTCTGATGGGCTGTCTTCGTTTTCTGACTCTTCTTCCACATTTTCTTTAGGCTCCTCAGTAGATTTAGTATCTTCTTCATTTTGAACCTCCTCGTTTTCTGGTTCGTCCATTTCCGGCTCTGGCTCGTCAGTCATCATATCATCTTCTTCACTAGAAGCAACTTCCATTTCCTCGTCCATTTCCGGCTCTTCCATTGGCATTTCCTCTTCCATTACCGTATTAGATTCTTCCATTTCCTCCTGCATTTCTACAAATTCTTCCGGAAACTCTTCTTCCAGAAATTCCGTAAATTCATCTTCGGACATTTCTTCAAACTCTTCCCATTCCTCATCGGACATTTCCGTAAAGAACGTATCCATCTCCGTCATCTCTGGTTCCATTCCCCATGCATCTTCAAACTCTTCAAACTCTTCCAATTCCTCCATATACATATCATCGAAAGAATTCATTGCTGTATTCATTTCTTCAAACTCCATTTCAACGAACTCATTTTCAAACTCCATCTCTTCCATTTCAACAAATTCATCTTCAAACTCCATGTCTACCCATTGGTCTTCAAAGTCCATTGTCATATATTCTTCCATATCAAATTCTTCTTCAAAGTAAAAATCTTCTTCCCATGCTACTTCTTCTTCAAAGTAAAAATTTTCCTCCAACGCAATATCTTCTTCCCATGTAAACTCCTCTTCAAATTCTATGTCCTCTTCAATGTCATCAATTATTTCTTGTGTGCTGGTATCAATCGGAGGAACGTCGGTGTAGGTAACTTTTAATTGTATATCATCAATGTCGGGGCCGTAATGCCCGCTTCGACTATTGCTGTTACTGACATTAACACCAATGCTAAAATCGGTATTTGTGTTGGCCCCTTGTATATGCTTGTCCGTGTAGTTAGTGTACTGCCCGCAGTTAATGCTTCCACATCCTGTATCACTAATGACACGTTGCTGTATGGTAACATTGCCGGCGCTATCCGTAATTGTTTGCTTGAGTGTTGTGGTATTATTATATTGATTCCAGTACCATATGTCCGTTGACATGGTCGACGACCAGCCTTTTTGTATTTCCGGTACCGTCATCTCCGCTGCACTAGCCAAAGAATCTACTGTTTGTGTTATGCTTGTGTCTTGTCCCGAGGCCATTGCGCCGCCGGGATCATTACCACCAGCAGAGCTTGTGTAATTATGAGAACTATCATATCCAGTAATAGTCCACCCCGTATCAGAATACGTGGTCCCTGTTCCGAACGTCGAGTTGTTTAAAAGATTGTCGGTTGTGACTTCTACAGCGTACAAGTTAAAGCTAAGTAATAAAGGTATTAAATATTTTACCATCCTATTCTAATTCCTAAATTATGATTGTGTTCAATAATGGGTATTTGCGGTAAAAACGTTACGGTCAGCCACACAGGTCTAAATTTTTTAGGTAGCCATTTTGTTATATGATAATGCGTAGCGCCGCGTATCATAAAATACGTTATAACTTCGTGTTGTTGCGGATGTTTGCCTAGAATAGGATTGGTTTCATACCATTTATCACTATGCTGAACAATCTCTAGAGTTTGCATCATGTCAATAAAATTGACAACTTGGAAAGATAACTCTCCTACTTTTTCTCCCTTAGATAGCTCTTCACTAATCGCCGTGGATGATGAGAGGATCAGAATCAATAATAATAACTTTTTCATTTGCTTTTTTCTTTGCTTCTTCTAGTTGTTTTAGACGTTCTATTTCAGCTAGTCTTGCTTCTTCTGCCAAACGCTCTTCCTCTGCAGCAACTTCCTCTGCAGCTAATCTTGCTTCCTCCGCAATTCTGTCATCTACTTTAGCAATTATTTCATTCTTTTTCTTCCATTCTTCATGGTCGGGTCTCATCTCTGGGTATTTATCCCACATTTCTTGGGCTTCTTTACCAATTTTACCGAACCACGGGCACGGTGTGCCTGCCGATTCCATTGCCGCATGGACGCGAGGATCTTGACAAAGCACTGCTACGCTCGCAACTTTCATGCCAAAATCTTGGAGTACTTTCGCCAGTTTGATGCGCTCACAGTTTTCATCAATGTAGTGCTTGCCTCCCGATAATCCTACAATACCTGTTGTAATTGATCCACTAACACCCATAGAGCATACGTCTTGACTCATAGAAGAGTAGGAAGGCGCATTTGCTGATGGTGGTGGAACTTTAGAATTATTATTTGTTGTATTATTTGTATCGTTATTTGTTGTGCTGGTTGTATCGTTGGAACTTCCGGACTGGTACGTATTATTATTCGTTGTTGTATATCCGCCCGTTATATTTGTGTTACTTCCCGAAGAATTTGTTTGTGTGTTTGTATCATCAGCAAGTACAGGTCTAGCAAAAAAAGCAACGGTTAGTAGGATAAGTAATAATAATAAGTTTCTTGTCCAAAAATTCATCACCACTTTCCTCCCATTAATTTCATCACGGTCCACAATGTACCAACAACTGCTCCTATAAGTAATAAAACTTTTATTCCTCCAAGACCCATATTAGTATGTTTATTGAGATCGCGTATTTGTTTTTGCATGATGCCAACATCTTCACGAATGTATTTCACATCCGTTTTAAGCTCGGCTACGTCCTTCTCCCAGTCTGACATTATCCTATTCCAAATCTTTGTCTAAGATTTTCTAAATAATCTTTTAGTCCTACTGGTTGTCCTGTTTGATTAAAGTTTGCATAACCATAGGTAGGCATTTGTTGATTACCATAAATATTTGGTAATCCTAGCTGCGTATAGTCTGTTATGACACTACTTGGATATTTTGGTATAGTTGGTATAGTTGGCGTTGTTGGTATTCCGGGGTATGGTACTGGGTCAACAGGAATCATTGGATCATCTGGGTCTGGAGTTGGATCCGGTAATGGTATTCCACCGCCGCCTCCGCCGCCGCCTTCTCCCATGTAGCTACCAAGACCCGTGTATCTAGTTTTTGGATCTGATAAATTACGTGCTTCAAATATCATTTTATTATATTTTTCAGCTTGTTCTTTAGGTATAATTCTACCATCTGCTGTTATATATTTTCCATCTTGATTTTTTTTAAGAGTAGCTTCTTTTCCTAAAGTTTCTAATTCACCAGTGCTTCCCGGCAAATATCCTCCTAAAGAAGGATAATATATTTCTGGATTATGCATTTTTAAACGTTTTATAATATCATCACCAAAAGTTTCTTTCATTTGGTCTATTGCTCCCTCTCTCGTTCTTCTTACATCAACGTATTCACCGTCAACAAGAGCCATGAGACGACCGTCACCTTTATCAATAATATTAGCGGGATCAACTATGTTTCCATCCAAGTCAGAGTAGGTTTGATCTTTACCAAAGATGCCACCAGCAATATTACTCGTCATAAGACTTCTTAATTTAAGTGGATTATTTATTCCTAATTCTCTAAACTGGGACAACATTTGTTGCGCTTTTTTTAATTCTAATTCATCTAATTGATTTAAGGGCTTTCCAAAAAAAGCATCTGCTATTATATGCTCAAGTCCTTTTTTATCTGGAGTTATATCGTCTGGAGGAGTATCACCTGCACCTATTGTAAATAAACCTTTATCGTAATCTGCAATTGGTTTAAATTTAGCACCACCACCTATGTTTCCTCTTTGTATTTCTCGTGCTCTTTCACCTGCTTTATCACCAGTAGTTGCACCAGATAAACTTTTAATACCTACACCAGCCATACTTGCATAAGCACGTTTTCTATCTTCCACAGCTTGTGATGGAGATTGAATAACGCGTGGAGCAGTATACATACTACCAAAGTATCCAGATGGACTACTGGGTTTTGATGCTACTTTAGGCGTATATGATTTAGATGGTTTTTTTGTTTCCCAGACGTCTTTTGGCATTATGCTACCCTCTGTATTTGTTTATGTGCATTCATGATTCCTCCTTGGGCCGCGAATATCGGGTCGTTTTGTCCGAATATTTGTCGTCCTCTATCTGCTGTTGCTTGGTTCGTGGTTCCTGTTCCGGTGTTCGTGGCTTGTGGTGCTGTCATACCTGCTGCTGGATTAAAAGCACCCGCTAGTCTTGAGTTTGGATTTGGAGTAAAAGAAACATCTGGTGTCGGTGCCATTATACTTGCTTGCTCATCATTATTAAATTCCATAGATTTTGGTAACACCACATTAGCGGCACTTTTTCCAATATCTAAAATAAATTTTAAATCATCCATAGAACCGTCGTCCGGTGCAAGTAATGTAGCACCAATACCACCAAAAACTCGACTTACAGTAGCAGGTTTAATTTGGTCTTTACCTATGCCAGTTAGCAGAAATCTTCCCGCTTTAGACGTAAATATATTTCCTATTCCAAGTAACTCTAACATTTGGCCAGCAAATGTACCAAGTGATGTTCTTCCTGTAACTATTCCTCTTCCAGATTCAGCTAAAGCAGCTATCTCTAATGATGTTCCAACATCTCCGCCTTGAACAATGAAATCTTTTACTAAATCAGTTTTTTCTAATAGTGTTCGTTCTTTTTTTGGAAGAGTATCCCATATTCCACTTTCTTTTAAATTATCAACAAATTTTCTGTATTTTTCTAAATTTAATTTAGGCTTTCCCTTTACTTTCGTTGTTGAAAATTTAAATAATTCGTTTTTAATAGCATTATGAACTGATTGACCAAGAGGTGTGTCCCATCCTGTAACCGTTTGTCCGTTAACTTCATCGGAATGATTTTTAATTAAATCTAAAACTTCAGATATTTTTTTAGTTTCTTTTTGATTTATTAATTCACGTATAGCTGGTCCTACTTGCGATTGATCTGCTAATGTTTTTCGAATACCGGAGTTATCAAGTTTTTTCATGTAACCGCCGATATTATCTAAAGCAGTTAATGTTGGTCTATCAAATATAGCCTCTAATACTTTTCGATCATACTTGCCTAAAGTATTTTGAAGATTTAGTAAATTATCTAGAGAACCCGGAGTATTTCTTACTCCCACTAATTCATTAAAAAATCCTGCTCTAAATGCGTCCCACGCTGTATCGTCCATGGTGTTTTTTAAAATTCCAATGTCAGCCACTGAAAAATTTGTATCCATATATCCTTTTACTAATTCTTTATACTTACCATTCTCCGCTAATCCTTGAATGATAGGAAGCTTTCGCATAGATAAAGCTTTCGCTTCTGTTTCTAATAATGAATTAAATGCTGATCCCCATACCTCATCACCGTTTGCAGCACCTTTAATAGTAGAATTAATTTCATTTAATAATTCTTTTGCATGTAGTTTTTGTTGTCTAGACACATTACTTGGTCCTGCGTTAAGAATATCAAGAAGTTGTCTTCTTTGTTCAAATAAAAAATCAAGTGTAGAAGTTTCTCCTGTTCCTGTTGCCTGTAATGCACCTTCGGGTATTTGAATAGATCCACCTTCTGGTTTCATGTCTCTTAAAGCTTTAGAAATATTTTCAATAACAGAACCTGTTGCAGACATATTAATTAAAGGATCAGATCCTATTTTATTTTTTAACCAACTTGAATATTCACTATGACGTATTTTTTCAAACGCTTCTGGGGTTTGTGCATCCTCTCCTAATTTAGCAAAACGATTTTCAATATTATTATTAACAATAGCTAGTCTTTCCGTACCAAAATCTGTTAAAATCCAGTCTTCTAATGAATCCGCATTAATCCTACCATTTATTTCTTTTTTTGCTTGAACAATACCAAAATTTATTTTTTTACCCGCTGTAATTAAATTACCTAGATCCAATTGAACACCGGCTGGCTTTAAACTAATTAAATGCTCTGTTGCTAATTTAATATTATTATCTAAATATCCTCCCGGTTGTGTCATTGTTTCCATTGACTCTTTTATAATTTGCGCCGCGTCTTTCATTGTTAAATCACTTAAATTTTCGACACCAGACTGTTTAAGTAAATACTCTACTTGATCTTTTCCAAGAGTATCAAATTTTAATGACCCATTCATTGCTTGATGAGATAAATCCAAAAGACGATTTTTTTCAAATTGAGTCGCCATAGTTAATAAGTCAATTAAGTTTCCTGCACTTTTTGCATCACCAACTTGGGCTAACGCTGTCGTTAATGCTTCATTAATTTGTTGATATGATTTACTAAGTGGACCACCTACGGCAGCAGATTGAGATGCTATTTTAGTAAGAATACCCGGTTCTATAAGAACATTAGAAGGTAACTCTTTTATTTTAAGTATTTTACCGTTTTTATCTGTAATATTTAATTCTTTAAAAATAGAATTTAATTCTGTAACAGCAAGAATACCTTGCGTCGATTCATCACTTCTTGTTAATAAACCCGCTCCCTTAAATACGTTTGCAATTCTTCTAACAACAGGTTCTAGTACCGCTGTTCCTCCAGTTGCAATAATTGATTTGAAACCAGCTGAACTCGCAATTTGTTTTACTCCTTGTTCATTAATACCTCGAAGTTCCTGTACACTTTCTTGCGCAATTTCTCCTGCAAAACTAAATAGTCCCGTACGGGTTAATAAAGGTAATAATGAATAAGCATCTTCAACAGTTGTTATTTGACTAAGTCCGGGGATTAATTTTTTTGCAACTTTTGCTCCGGGTATTTTATTAATAAGACTTAAAAACTTTTTTGATCCCGCTGCAATTTCTCCTGTTAGTGTTCCTAAGTCATCAGAAAAAAATTCATAAAAGTCAGCTAATATTTCATTACCACCTTTAGACCACATATCAGCATCTAATTTTGCATACTGTTCTGATTTGTCTTTTCTAAATAATATAACGCCGTGTTTTTTATCTGTTGGAACTTGTTCCAATATACTTTGCGCTTGTTGTGTTATATTTTCTCCTGTGAACACTCCTGCCTTTCCGCTAGGAGGTACAAAAATTAAATCACCGTCTGGATACGCGTTTCTAAAAGCATTAAGTTTTTCTTCCCTTGTGTCACCCGCTGCTATATCACCTCGAACAGATGTATCCTCAAGTCCTGCTTCACCAAGTGTTTCCTGTCCTACATACTCTGCTAATTTTTCATCTGGACTTAATGTTCTTACTGCATCTGGTCCACCTTTTGGAAAAATTTCATTAACCCTATCATCTGTTGTATCCTTTTTTGGAGGAAAAAGATCTGTAGTAACATTTTTTGCAGTGATTATTTCATTTGGATTTGTCGTTACCATTTAATTTCCTAATAAAGTATTTTGTGTTCGAAGTATGCTATCATTTGACCTATTATTAAAACCACTAGTTATTATTCGTAAGTCTTCTAATCCCGATTGTTCCATAAGTTGCATTTTTAATATAGTTGATCGAATAACCTCATCACTCATTCCTAAATTTCTCATTTTTTCTGTATGATGTTTTAATCCTGCTTCACTTAAACCCCACCCATTATAATTTTCTTCTAGATTATTCACTGAGTATTCATAATCTTCATCTAAAGTTAAAAAGTTTCTATGCTGGCCGAGATAAGTTAAACTGATTGATGCTTCTATTGCTGCTAAAGCCGTTGGCGCATCTATAATACCGTCAAATAATCTAACTGTTTGGTTTGTTAACTCACGTTCCGGTTCTGATATTCTAGATGATTCCTCTCCGGTAAATGGTGAAATCATTTGCGCCGCATATGTTCGCGCATCGAGAATAAATCTTGTCAAGTCATCTGGATTTTCATCAAACCATTTAAATAAAGCCTGTTTCGCTGAAGGTGAGAATTGACCTAAAAGATTACCGCCTATGTCAAGAATGTATCTATTTAAACTATTTAAGTTTGTTCCAAGATTTTTTCCTTGTGACAATAAGTCACCGCCCGATGCAAGTGTTTGTGAGAATTGAGAAATTTGACCCGCAAGATCGGAAATGTCTCTATCAGTAAATAAATCATCTCTTTTATCTTGTGTTTGACTTGTATAAAATTCAAAGTCACCATCGTATTCATTTACATTGACAAGTCCTCTTTCATCTGCTTTTTCATTTTCTGGGTCATAATAAAAAGCTGTTCCATCATTAAAGGCCACAGCGCCCGACGTTGTATTTGCTTTTGATCCTGTTTTAAATAAAATGTTTTTTGCAGTGCTTGTTGGTGGAGTATCATCTTGCCACGGTTCTTCTGAAAGTATTACTTCATCCCCGTACTCAGTTCCTCCTGTAGTTTCTCTTGCATTAATTGCAGTTATTCTTTTAACTTTTAATCCTTCCTTACCTTCAACATATTCTGGATGATTCTTATCTGTTGGATAAGTATAAATTTCATCAAATGTTCCTTTGTGCTTAAATATAGGGGCTTTTGCTGCCGCCGTTGCTTCTGCTAATTTTTCCGCGGCTAACGCATCTTCTGCTGAACCATATGCCTGCAAGTCTAATTGAAATTGTTCTGATCTTTCATCGGCTTTTGCTTTACGTCTCGCTGTAAGAGCCTCTGAAAATTGAGGTGTTGCTGCTGTCAATGATTGACCTGCAATGTCTAAAGCACCACCAATTCCTCCTTGATACGATTTACCAGACATAAGATTACCGAAGAATGTTAATAGAGCGGGCGTTGCCGCGTCTAATCTATTAAACTTAGGTGTATCTGGTCTTATGCTTTGTAGTAATCGTTGTTTTTCTTTAAACAGCGTATTTAATCTACCTGTTTCAAATTTTCTATCGTCCGTCATTTCTTGACCAGCAATAACATTTGGGTCATTTGCACTATAATTTAATAAAGAACCTGTTCCAGTAATTTCACCTGCATAACTGCCCGGTCCATCAACATAACCACGTTTTGGTGTATCTATTAGACCAGATGTAATCCCTGTTCCGCGGGCAGAAACCCGCCCGCCTCGATTAAAGAATAATTTACGGTTATAGACGTTCATTAATTACCTATCAATGCTCCAAGTCCTGTTCCTATGCTACCAATGGCGCCTGCCGCTTGTAGATAAGGATTACCTTGCGGTACAGGAGAAATGGTTTGTTGCGTTGTACCAGCGCCCGGTGTCAATTGTTGAAGGGATTGTGTACCAAACGATAATCGTCTGTACGGTTCCATCATTTGATTGAGTTGGTTCTGATAGCCTACGTCCGCTTGTCTTTGTAGTTGTTGTTGCTGTAAACCGCCAATGCCAAGCGTACTCGACACATCCTGCATTCCCATGCCTTGTGCTTGTCCGCCAAGTCCTGCCATTTGACCACCAATGCCACTTGTTAGTTGCCCTAGTTGCCCAAAGGCCGCGCCTTGTTGAATACGTTGCTGGTTGGCTGCTTGCGAAGCGCCCATTGCTTGTTGGTAGTTACGCGATAAGTCTTCAAAAATACGACGTGATCGCATGTCTGCTGCATTACGCGCCAGTTCTGATTGCTGTAGCCCGTACCGTGAACCGCCAAAGGCTCCCGCACCGACCGCTTTACCGGCCAGTTGGTTGCTTGCCATTTGCGATTGACGATCAATTTCCTTTAGAGCTTCTGCTGTTACATCTTGTTGATACGGATCCATATATTGTCTATAGGCACCCGGACCAATGTCCATTTGTCCAAGAGAACCGACGCCTCTACCTAGTGTATCTATGGCGCCCGCTTGTGTCTGTGCTGCTGCGTCAAGAAAAGGTTGGTAAGCACCAATGCCTTGTTGTTGCATTTGCATAGCTTGCAGTTGAGCAGGGCTAAGTCCAGCGGTTAATTGCTGTGGTATTGCTTGACCTGTTTGTAAAAGTCCTTGTTGAGGAGCTACATAATCTGGATCACCAACATTACCTACCTGTTTAACTCCGTAAAGTTGATTTAAAACTTGTTGTTGCCTGTCACTTATATATTCCGGGACCTGCGTTATCTGTGTTTGTATTGTTTCGTCAGCCATTATGCTCTCGCCTCCAATCTATCCATAGCTTCGTACATTTTTTTTGCGCCTTCGCGACGGTCGCCTCCGCCTGCACCTCTGACTGCGTCTGCCGTCATGACAAATTCTCCGTCGCTTAGCATTGCCGGAATGGAATCACTTGTTCCTGTTCCGGGTCCTTTTGATTCTCCGCCATCTCGTAGATCAGCTATTCCGCCTTCTGCTAAATTAAAGCGGTCTCTCCAATCTTCATTTTGGAAAATCATATCGTTAATTGTTCTGTTCTTCTGTATCTCTGTATCATCACCCTTTGGTTTCCCACTTTCAATTAGTTTACCTAGTATACCAGTTCCTAATCCACCATAAAGCATCATATCTTTCCAGTTCATTCCTGCTGGTCCAATTCCACCTTTGCTTGCAGCTTCTAAAGCTTGTGCATCTGTTACATCTAATCCAGAAGCAAGAGCATCGGCTTTATATTTTTTTGCTTTTTCAAAAATACTTGTTTTATCTTTTGCAAAAGGATTTTTAAAATCTTTAAAAAAATCCATTCCTTTCCCTGTGCCGCCACCTTTAGATTCCATACCCAACATTCTTTTTCCTATATTAAGTGGATTAAGAGAACCTTTTCCTTCCATTCCATAAGCACCTCTTGCACCACCAAAAGGAGTAAGACCTTGACCACTTGCTACGTTAGCTGCTAAACCAGACAAGCCACCACGAAGTGCCATTTGCATACCTTGATTTGGATCGCCGGGATTTTCTCTTTTATATTGACCAAGTGCTGCACCTGCCGCGGCTCCTGCCGCCGGTCCGTACATTGCCCCTACAATAGGAGCGGCGTAGCCCGATATATCGGCTGCTGCTTTTCTGAGTCGTCTACCTAAATACTTTAAGAAAAATTCTGGTTGTCCTGTAACAGGATTCTTTGAGTTTAATTCATTACCGACAATGTAGCGTCCGGGTTCAATACCCATTTCCATCATTGTTTTAAATAACCGTTTTTTCAATACAGGGTTTCTATCCAAAACCTCCATTGGAACAACGGTCTCGCCTTCTGCAGCATGGACCATGTATGTATCTTCATAACGACCAAGGCCGCCAATCTTTGATACAAAACTTTTAAACTCGTTTAATGATTCTAGTCCCTGCATGTTTATTTCATGACCTCTCCGAATATGTCTAGGCTGTTCACCGTTATAGCGACATCGCGCTTGATATGTTTTTCTTCTGTGGAAGTTGCAGGATTGTTAACGTCCGCCTGTGCTTCATCTTCACTAGCGTATTTTTTACCTGTTTGCGTATTGGAAACTGTCTCTTTGGTCTCAATAGGAAGAACTGCGGGAGTTTTCCTGCCAGCTAATACGTTTTCGTCCTTTTTTATACTCATTTTCCCATCCTTTTGCAATAGTTAATTAACAATTCCACTTTCTAAGAGATTTATTTATCCTAGAATTTGGATCCCTCGCTGTTTTTTTACTTGTTAATCGTTTTTTCATACCCGACATACGAGCACAAAATGATTTACGTCTTTTAGCAGCTTTTGATCCCTTCTTTAACTTAGAAGGTTTCGTTGTAACAGCCATCTTTAATTTAGAACCGGGGTTCTTGGCACGATAAGAAGCAATACCTTTGCGGTTTAATCCACCCGATTTGCTTTTACCTTCTTTCCGTTGCCATGCTGCTGTTCTAGCCATTACGAATATTTTGTTTTTTTACGTCTATTTTCCATTACCATACCACATGCTCTCGCTAACTCTTTAGGATTCTTCTTTGAATTCTTTTTACGTTTCTGTGACACTGATAATTTTTTTTTCATTATTTACTTTGGCTTCTACGAATAGCTTTTGCAGTTGGTGCTCCTTTGGCACCTTTCTTACGCATCTTCTTACCCGCTTTTCTTTTTTTGTGAATATTGTACCACAATCCTTTTTTAGCCATCTTGCCTTCTTTTGTTTTATGATATCCTTTTGGCATTATGAAATCTCCAGTACACTGAGAATGACATGTAAATCACCTCCATTTTGTGCGTGCATCTTTACCACTTCTGATTCTTTCAGTACAACAGGAGACGTTGAAAAAGAATAGCTATTAAATAATTCCTCCGATGTTCCTTTTTGCACGTTTCTATTTGTCTCCAGCGTATAACTAACACTGTCCGTATCCACGACAAAACAAGAAATTTTGCAATCATTCTCTTCATCAATGTTCGTTGCACGAAGAGATTTAATAATCGCTGTTGTTTCCGATCCTACCGTATAGAGCGTTGTAAGCTCATTGGTCGTTAAAATCGCTTTATAATTTGTATAAACGTTTGCCATTTATCCTAAAAACCATGATACTGCTTCATCATCATTTCGCAGTGTTTCCGGTGTATATGTATTATTTAATACAAAAATCATTTGTTCCAGTGTTTGCACAAGTTGTGACATTTGTTGTCTGTCATATTGTTCTGGTGCTTCTGGTAAACGTGGTGTTGTAATAAGTGCCATTATCCGCCTCGCATTCCGTCTGGTTTCATATCCAGTCTAAGTGTTCCGTAGCGCCATTTATCATCAACAGCGTCGCTTGCTACACGTATAGCAATTTGTCTTCCTCTAATTCGTGTATCTTGTTTCGTTGTACTTGTTGTTATATCATAGGAGCCGTGACTTGTTTGTGTTCCCGATGGATAGGGCCGTGTTTTTAATGTTACGTCCACCGTTCCTGCTTGATTTTTGAAGTCTGGAATAAACCTAGAAATTGACATAAACTGATCGCCGTCCTGTATATCTATGTCGCCCGATTCAATGTGATTAGACATGGCAGAGCCATTATCATTAACACCTGTTTCGTGCGCGTACACAAATGTACGTCCTGCTTTTATTCCGTTGATTGTTGATATGCTTGCTGTTGTATCGGTAGAATCAAATTCTGCTGCATACGGCACAGGATAAATACCACTGTCCGCCCATGCACTTCTTGCCAATGTGCCAACATACCATAAGTTTTCTGCGTAGTTAAATGTAACCACTCTGTCAATTTGATCCGATCCATCAGATGGATAGAACCACATCACTTCATTAAAATCTGAATTTGCCGCACAGAAAACATCCTGTTTGGCATTTTGGTTAATATCATCAAAAACATAATCTTGTACCGTGCACGGTATTTTTTTAACCGCACCATCGTACATAAAGAAAGAATCATCACTCATCCAGAATGATGTACCAGACACATCTATAGCAGAATGAATACCAACCGCTCCGCAATTGGAACCAATTTGTTTAAATCCAAAAGTAAAGGGTGCTCCAATAAATTGCATTTGATACAAAGCTGTATCCGTCCATACCATCACTGCACCTCTTGATCTAACCGCTGTTTGAATTTGATTACCGTCCGTTAGTCTGTGTGAGCCTGCCGTATTCGTTGCTGTGGGTGTCCATGTATTTGTTGTTTCTTGAGAAGACCAACGAATAAACATATTATCCTGTGTGGAATCTGTTCCTATTGTTGTCTCTGTGCCAAGACAAATAACATGCCTGTCATCACCCGATACCAACATAAATCGTGATTTTGTAGGTCCAGCCGATACGTTTGTTGTACTTGCTACATTGCTGGACAGTCCGCTTGAC